CACCAAATATTGCACCTATCGCTGACAATATTGCTTGTACAACGATTGCTCTCATTTGTATTTTGAGTAAGTCAGCAATAATGCTTAGTGCAAAGTCTTTGAAATTGAACTTACCTGTAGTGACAAGTTGATCAATACTACCTTCAATACCACTAAACACTGCTTCCCACTTCTTGGCAGTCAATACTGCTGGGTCTGCGCTACGTGCTAAATCTTCTAAAAACTTTTTAGTAGCAAGTGCGGTATCATTACGCAATGCTTTTGTTTGTTCAAATAAACTTTTCTCAATTTCTAGTTTACGATTTGCACTTTCTCTTGCTAATCGTTCTTCTTCATTGAGGCGATCTATTTCTGCTTGTACTCTGTCAGCACCTAATTTTGCGGCATCTGCTGCTAACTGATTACGCTTTTGTTGTATTTCTAGTAGTTTGCTTTCTAATTCTGTTTGTACTTCTAATTGTAGTGACTTTTCTTCTAGTGCATCACCAGTCAAGCCAATCAATTCACCTTGGCGCTGCAATGCTGCTAATGATTGGTCACTAGCAAGCATATTGTTCAACATTTCTATATCTTTTAGCAACTCTTCATTCATTACAATGCGTTGTTGTAAGTTACGTGCTTCACTTGCTGCTGCTTCTGCATCAGCAACCTTACGTGCATTGATGGCGTCAATTTGTTGTTGGTATATACCTAACTGCCATTGCTCTTCTTTACCTAATTCTTTCTTACTTTGCTCAAGTTTTTTGATTTCTTCATTAGCACGATCAATAACTTCGTTATATGCTTCTCTTGCTGTTGTATCTTCAAATGATAGGTCTAGTGCTTCACGCTGGCGTCTAATATTTTCTACTAAATCATTTGTTTGCTTTGCATACTCTGCGCCAATTGCACGAATCTGTGATTTGATTTTTTCTCTTTCATCATAAACTTTACGTTCTTCAAGGCGTGCTGCTTCTGCTTCTGCTTTGCTTGGACCCCAACTACCAGTTGCGCCTACACCTCTAAATTGACCACCAGCACCCATACCCTGTGTTATGCCGGCGGTTACGCCACCTGCTACAGCACCACCAGCAAGTATGCCAAATCCACGCAATGCCTTCATGAGGCTGCTACTTTGATGGAAATTTCTTGCTAACGCTGGTATAATAGTACCAAATGCTCTACCAATAGTGCCTATTGTGGCAACTAATGCTCTTGCTAACGCACCACCTGCTAATACGCTCAATGCTATTGTTAGCAATCTAATCAATTCTGTAAATCTTTCTATGCCGCCTTCGCTGGCACGCATTTTGTCAATAAAATCAACGAATGGTTCTACAACATTGAGAAATGCTATGCGAACATCTATCAAGGCTTTGTCAAGTTTACCTTGTAGTTTGGCTGCTTTATCAACGCTTATAGCATATTCGTCATATCTGCCTTTGTTTTCTAATATTTGACGACTATATGTTTGAATATCTACGCCACGTATGCTTTTACCAAATAATTCGTTGGCAAGTGCTGCTGCTCTTGCTTTGTCTTTTATGTCTAAAAAGCCTTTGGCAACTTCACGCAGTATATCTTCTTGCGACAATGTGGCAAGTTCGTCCATACTGACGCCAAGCTCGGCAAAAGTATCTTGTAATTTTATGCTACCTTGTGCTGCTTCATCAATAGATAAACTAAATCGTAATACGCTGCTATTGACTTGGTCCATACGACCACCGGCTTCTTCCATAGCATATTGTAATTCTAATATGTTTGCTATGGTAACGCCAGTAGCATTGCTCAAATCTACCATTGCGTCTGCTGCTTGGAACGCATTACGTGTAAATGCTGCTAGACCTAATCCAGCAACAGCACCTTGTACGCCACCTATGCGCTTTTGTAATCTACTAAAGGCATTATCTAATTGTGTAAGTGATTGTAAACCTACAACTTTGACATTGACAATTGCATCTGTTGTTGCCATATTACTTTCCTACTATCTTGTTGACACGATCTTTTATAAACTGTACTGTAGGTTGTGTCATACCTTTAGGTGCCTGAGTACTACCTCTTGCACCACGATTAGTCATATGGCGACCCTTATCCAATACGCTAGCATATGGATATTCACCAACAATTTTATTACCTTGCAATTTAGTATTGTTACGTGCATTACCTTTAGCAATAGGAGTAATATCTCTAAAAAATTGGTATGCTTCTTTAGGTAAGTTGCCTAAATCTTTACGCATTTGCTTTGTCTTTTTCAAGATAGCATCTGGCTTTATGTTTACGTTCATACTAATGTTAGGCATATTATACTCCACTTGCTTTGTCATTGATGCGTTTTAGTGCTTCTATGTCGTAATCTTTTGGATCTACTTTGCCTTTGTTCATAGATTTTCTATGATGAAAACTCTCAAAAGTCAAACTACAATCCAATATGTAAAGATCAAAACTATTTGCTCTAACTAAAACTTCACTAGGCAATAGACCATATCTCTTACCTAGTGCATCAACTTGTAATATTGATACCATCTTAGCACTTTCGGGGTCAATGGTATCATTTGTTACTTTCCCAACATATCTGTTACCTTCTGTATTGCTTTCAACAATATATTAGTTGGTAACATAGATTTGTCAGTTACTATTTCTTTTCCTTTCTCGTCAAGAATCAATGTCTTGACAATACTAATCAGTTCGCCAGTGTTCTTTGTGTCAATGTTTGCTAGACGCATGAAAATGTCAAGAGGTTGGCGATCCCATGTGTGAAACACTAATGCTTCACCATATTCTTTTACAATTTCTTCATCGTCTAGTTTGATTTCAACCAGTTTTGGTTGCGCTGTGATTTCGCTTAGTTTCATTTGTTTCTCCTTTATTAGTTCCCAGAGTATTTATCGTATTTTGCTTCTAACAATTGGTTGAGTAGAGCAAGACGAAAAGCCTGTTTGGCTTTCATTTGTTTTACTGTTGCCATCATGTTATCTAACATTGGCATTAGTTTTGCTTCGTCAGCGATGAGGCTGCGTAGTTTCTGTTCTTCGGTTTGTAACCAGTCATTACTATTCATTAGTTCGTCCTTCAATAGTTAGATCAGAGAGAGTGTTGCCACTCTCTCCGATTGTTTTGTATCAGCCGTTGCCTGAGTACATTGTACCGTCTACAGCGAGTGTCATTGGAGACACCCATACTGGAGCATCTGGGCTTACTGTTGGTGCAAGATTGGTGATGAAACCAATACCTGAACTCCAATAAGTTCCATTTGCTACGTTACCATTTACAACATTAGCAATATCACTGTTGTTCCATACTACGAGGAATTGAACAGGGATCTTGTTCTGACTCAAACTTGCCATACCTTCTTGAGCAGCAGAGCCGCTTGCAGCAGCACTGTTACCGAACCACTTCACATCGTCAATAACGACATTGGTTGCGATTTCGTTGTCTGCTGGAGTTGGAAGTTTGTTTGTATCAACTGAACAGAAATCTGTCCAACTGAATACGCCAGTACTTGCTGTAACAGTAACGTCTTGTAGACATCCGACTGAAAGCACATTAGCACCAACAATATTGCCAGTCTGAATGTTGCCGTTAGCAACATTAGTTGACAATAGTATCAATGGTTGTGAGCCTGTTTCGTTTACTGTAATACGTGCCATTTTATTTCTCCTTGAGTTAGTGGCTATCCATAAAATCCATACGCTTTATATTGAATGTATAGGTGTGTTTTTCACTACGATTACCGATAACTTCTGTTTTACTAAAAGTTACCTCGTAGTATCCATTGAAGAATGTAGCATTTGCGGCTAGATCATTGATATGACCTAATACAAAAATGCTTTGTGGATCATCTTGGAAACTCACATACAGTATTTCAAACTGATCTGTGACTGTGTAGATTGAACCACATGTTTGCGCACCTAACTGATAAACTTCACGACTTATTGGATGACAATCTCTAACATATACGCCAAATGGCACAACATCGTCGCTACTTGGATAAATGCCATTGACTTCTACGATAGGAATGAGTGTATCACACACTTCCCTCATATAATTCACTAGCATCTCTTTTGTAACAAGAGGTTGATGCGTACTTGGCATTAGAAATATCTCCTATCATTGTTGAAATAATCAACATCTGCTGTCCAATTTTCCTCAAGTTTAGTTGTAGGACCATTGGGAGCATTTTGATTCAAGTCATAGAAGTTCATCAATTGCAGTGCTTTTTCCCACTCTGCTTGATATCTACGTAGTGCATGATCAAAATTTGTTCTATCAACGTCATTGACATTTGATGTGTCGCTTACGATACTTTCATAGAAGATTTTCACTGCCATAAAAGTATCTAAGCGTATCAATGTCTGATCACTTTTGATGAGCAAATTAGGATTGAAACTACTTACTAACGCACCATTAGGTAAGTTTTGGTAGTAACTTGCACCAAATACCGTATCGCAGTACTTAGGCCACCATCCGAACTCCATTTGGTATAATATCTCTTGTGATCCTACTTTGAAGTAATTATCCCAATTGACATTCATTTGTGAAGCGCGGCGTTCTGCTGCAGGATCATAAAATACGATATCTGCTACAGTTGCGTTACTAATTCTTTGATACGGTACACTCATTGTAAAAAATTCCTATACTAAGTCAATATTAGCCTTGTTGGATATTGATAGCACCACCACGTCTTGGATCGGCTACGCCTGCACCCATGTATGCAAGACCAGTCAACCACATTTGCAATCCGCCTGGCTTTTCGCCCATCTTGATTTGCAATCCTTCTTTCAACACTGTTACCAATGCTGAATCGTGGAAGTAGGCACCTACTAACACGTTGAATGGACCACTTGACAAGAATGTACGACTTGCAGTTGGTAGGAATGTAGTGAATAGGACCTTACAGCCATATACGCTTTCAATCTTACCAGTTGATAGCAATTCGTTACCAAGAGCAGATAGGTTTGCGCCGCCACTCTGTGATACTGCGCCACCAGTTAGTTCTGCTAACAAACGATTCAATGAAGAACCAGTCTGTCCTGCTACTGTACCAGTGCTGTTACCGTTGCTGTCAAGAACAATAGTTGGGATGCCTGGTAGGCGAGCAACTTTGTAATTCTGCTTGACTAAACGAATTAGATCCAATACGCTGTTTGCGCTGAATCCATCTGTACCACCAGCAGGAACAGTTACAGTTGCGCCTGATTCAGCAAGTTCCATTGCACCAAGTGCTGTTGGACGAGCAAAGCCGTCAGCAGGTGTTGGTGAATAGTTGCTGTTACCTGGGCTTACTTTGAAACCATTTGCAGCAGCGAATGCTTGGCAAACACGAATGTCTACTTTTTCTGCATATGATTCACCAAGTTCGCTACCTAGAGTTGCTGCTAAGTCAAATGATGTAGTCCAGTTATAGAAGTAATCAAATGCTGTTGCTGCAACTGCTGGGAACGCAGTGATAGTCTGTTGACCCAATGATGGAGTCTGTTCAAATGCAGCGCCAGGTGCTGAACCGAATCCAGTTCCAGGTGCTGTTGATGTACCAGGTGCAGCGTTAGGGCTGTAGTCCTGATATGTGATTGGTGCGAATAGTGGTACTAAGTATTGGTTACCCTGATTTGGGGCTACAACCGTTGTCATATCCACTAGACCACTTGCTTCGTGCATGGCACGTAATGCGAAATTAGCAATGGCAAATGTAAAGCCATCCCCTTCGTTCGCTGTACCGTCTAAAACATAGGCCATGATATATCTCCTTTATTTGGCTTATAATATTTTCTTTGATGATGTTGAAACGCTAGCGCCAACCTTCATACTCTTCAGACCTGTACCTTTACCTAATCCTAGTCTTTGAGCCCATGCATTGAATGCAGCAGGATCTTTGCTATAATCAGGAATACTGTCTGTAGGTGCTCCGGCAAATTGCGTTTGTCCAGGTTTCAACCCACTGCCACTTGATAGATTATTTTGCTTGAGTAACTTAGGATTACCTTTAGCAACTTCTTCTAACAAGCCCTGTATTGATAGTGGATTACCATCTAGACCATAACGTTCTTGACCTTTACTATTCACTATACTATAAGAACCATCTCTCTTCCATTGAATATTAGATTTTACTTTTTGTAGTGCATAGTCTTGTAAGTCAGGATCAAAACGATCTCCCATATTACGTAGTATTTCACCATCTAGTTCCTTCTGACGCAAGGCTCGCTCCTTACTTGCGAGGTCTCGCTGAAGTTTACTAAACTGTTCACGTAAGTCGGTATTATCGTTGACAACTTCACGACCCATTCGTGATTCTGTGTTATCAACGTCCACTGGTTGTACGTTACCACCGTTTCTGTTTGAACTAGTTCTTGCCATATAAGCAATCGCTGCTTCTACACTATCAAATTGTTGACCGCTTGCTTGTGACAATGCGTTCAATATTGTTGATGTTGTACTTTTGCGTACTGCTGCTGGATTGATCTTGTTCTCACCAGATGTAGAATTTTCAGCCTGCTCTACTACAGGGGCACTATCGGAGCCAACGTTTGTATTGTCAATCATGATAATTTTTTCCTTGATTATTCGTAATCATCGTATTTTGATCCTGTTTACCTTACTCACCTACCGGTGTTTATGCCAGATAACTGTACAGTCACCGCTTGCTGTGTAAAGTAGGATGGACCAGTATCCACTATAGGTGTACCGTAGCCACTAAGTGCTCCAGTATCACTAATATTCTCTTCGTCACCGTACATAGGTTGTTTCTCACCAAAATCTTCTGCTGTTGGTATTTGATTACCTAAATCACGGCTCATCATTGTCAAATTGTCATCAGTCATTAGAGTTTTGACAGTTTGATCAGGTATTGTGTCAATATATGCTTGTTCGTATTGCGGGATCTTTTCAGCAGGAGCAAGCATAGCGATAATCTCTTTGGTAATGAGACTATCAATAATACTATTATTCTGCACCATTGATTTAGCCTGACCCATTAGTGCTAATCTATAGTTAGTATCGTGTGCTTCATAATCAGTGTTGTAATGTACTTCACCTGCCCAACGCATGTTCATGAATCGTGCAGCGTAAGTAAAAATAAGTTCTTCTGTAATTTCCATGAGCCTTGCTTTACTCTTAGCAAGACGGTGTAATTGCTTACGCTCTTCAATAATGGCAACACCTGAAGCCAATTGGTTCTTAGTGTTTCGTAGACCACCTAAACCAGTAAGTGCTTCAATCTGTTCAAGTATCTCACGTTGACGACTTGT